GACAACAGTGTGTTGAGTGTGTGTGCTAAAGATGAAGATAACAATGTGTTCGTACACGATCTTAAAATACTGTCAGCTGTTGATGAAGATAGAAGTTTTGATAATCAATGCAGAGAAGTAATTGGTATGTGTGCCAAACACAAAATTGGTCACGTGTTTGTAGAAGAAAACTTCAGTTCAACATTGGCAAATGAATTGAGGAAAGTCGCACGTGAATTGAAATTGGCGATCAATGTCATTCCAAAATTTAGAAGTCAGAATAAATTACATTTCATCGCACAAACGTTAGAGCCAATTATAAAAGTTGGAAAGATGTTTGTACACGAACGTGTGCGAGACGACACACCTTTTTTAGATGAATTACAAGCATTTCCACGTGTGAACAAAATGGACGACTGTATCGATGCTACCAGTGAAGCAATCAGTCACTTACCAGAACTGCAAGTTGATATTTCGAAGCTTGCGAAAATCCACAATCCTCTCCAACAAAACTTTAAGAATTTTTCTATTTCGAAAGGAATGAACTAATCTTAAACGGTCTTGTGATAAATATTTTTAGTTTGTTAACAAGATTATTTATAAAAATTTCTTTTGTATAAACACACGCACGTGCGAAAGAGATTTTAGAAAAGGAGAAATTTTTATGTGTGCACCAAGTAGACCAAGTCCGCCGCCAGCACCTGCCCCAACCCCAACACCCCAGCCAGAAAAAAAAGATAACACGGCAAGGAGAGTTGGCAAAAGCATTAGAGGTGGTTCGCCAGCACAAAGAGGCAGAGGAGTTTTAATTAGAAGTAGAAATCCGTTAGGCATAGCATCTGATAATTCAGCACGTTTAGGCACACGTAGGAGTCTTCTAACAGCTATTCCAAGTCCGTTAAACATTGAGATAGGTTATTAGTATGTGTTTACCTTCACCAAAAATACCCGATATGTCAGCACAAATGGAAGCACAACAAAAGGCTTTACGTGAACAACAAGAAGCTGAGTCTAAAAAACAACGTGATGCTGAAATGAGACAAGCCGCCGATGAAGCTCGCAAAGCACAAAGAAAGAGACGTGGCAGAGCAAGTTTAATCAGCAGAAGTGGTGGCAGTGGCAGTTTGGGAATTTTAGACAGTGTCACTCGTACATCAAGTGGACTTAGACCGTTAGGTGAAAACTTCACACAACTATCAAATTAAGGAAATATGCAATTATCAATTATCCAACAGACTTACAAGTTGGCGAAAGCCCAACGTGAGAAACACGAAGAAGAAATTTCAGAAGCATACAAGTTCACTAGACCAAACAGAGACATTTGGCGTAACAGAGAAGCACAGACTGATAGAACGAAAATTTATGATTCAACAGCACCAGACAGTGTGCAGAATTTAGTTTCAACGATATTAAATCTTTTGATACCTCAAAATCAACAGTGGGCTACTTTGAGTGTGAGAGAAGATGTCAAAGACGAAGTCGCAAGTGACATCAAAAAACAATTAGACAAAGCAAACAGGACTGTGTTCAAAACAATACGTGACAGCAATTTCTATATTGCGGCTTCGGAAAGTTTGACTGACGCCATCATAAGTGGTGTTGGTGCTATTGGAATGTATGAGACAGAGACTGAAATAGAATTCATTGGTATACCAACATATCAACTGTATTTTTTAGACAACTACAAAGGTGATGTTGATTGTGTTTTTAGAGAGCATTCAGCAACAGCACAGTACTTGGCAGAGAACTACAAGAACATACCCGCAAACATAAAAGAGATCGCACAGAAAGCACCACAGACAATGATACCATTGACTGAAAGTTGTATGCGATTGACCAACGATGAAGACTTCACTTATTCAGTAATGATCGGCAAAGAACTTGCACCAGTGTACACGAAGAAGATGAAGACACAGATGTTTGTTGTTTTCCGTTTCGGACGAACAATTGGCGAGGTGTGGGGCGAGTCACCAACACGTATGGCATTGCCTTACATTAGAACAATCAACGAAGCACAGATGCTGATGTTACAAGCAGCTTCTTACGCCTCACTTGGTGCTTGGCAAGTAAACAGTGAGACAGCTGTGAACTTCGCAAACGTGAAACTGAAAGCTGGTGATGTGATCACAGTAGATCAACCGTTACAGCCTATTCCGTTTGCTGGCAACTTCACAATCACTGACGCCACAATACAAGATCATCGTCAACAGATTAGAAGAATGATGTTCAATGATGTGATACTGCCACCAGAAAATGCGGCTTCAATGACAGCAACAGAAATACAGATCAGACAAGCAGAGTTCTATCGTAGACTTGGCACGTACGGACTACGTTTAGAACAAGAATTCCTACGCCCGATCATATTCAATCTCGTCAAAAGATTACAGTTACGTGGTTCAATACCAGAATTCGTAACAGACAACACTGCATTTGAGATAGTCGTAAACAGTGCTGTTAAGAGAGGTATTGCTATGAGTGAGATAAGCAGAGACATACAGTTGTTACAAGTGATCAGTGGTTTGGGACAGGAAGCACTGATGAATGTTGATCTAACCAAACTGGCACGTAAGATTTTACGTGATGGAGATATGTCACCCGAAGTGTTGAGGAGTGATGACGAGATAGAAGAAATGGTCACACAGATGCAACAGCAACAGACGTTGGCACAAGCCGCACAGCAGATAGTTGAGAACACCCAACAATCGCCCGAACAACCAAATTAGATTACCAATCCACTATTTCGGAGTCGTTTTACCGAAGTTAAATAAATTAAAATAACAACACAAACGAAACAAAATGAACCAAAAAGAAATACAAGAACACTACAAGAGAGTGTTTGACAACGACAGTGGTAGACAGGTGCTTTTGGATTTAGAGAGAGTCACAAACACGACACGTGTTACAGCAGACAGCCCTAACCCTTACAGTGCGATCTACATAGTCGCCCAACAACAACTACTGAAACGAATACGTAATATGACACAGTTACGTACAGCCAAAATAGAAAAGGACAACATCAAATGAGCAACGAACAGTTAACAGAAACGAACACACAAACACCAACAACAACAGCTGGTGAGAACACGGTCGCAGCTGAAACAGAAACAAAGACGAATTTATTAGACACAGCAACAGAGACACAAGTTGAACAGCCGGAAACGGACAGGCCCGATTGGTTACCTGAAAAATTTAAAACTGCGGAAGACTTGGCGAAAAGTTATGCGGAGTTGGAAAAGACACTGGCTGACAAGTCTCCAAAAATACCCGAACAATATGATTTTTCCTATGCAAAAGAATTTGGACTTGCCGATATGGACGATGAACTGCGAGCAGAAGTCAACGAAGCATTCAAACACGCCAAACTATCAGAACAGCAAGCAAAAGAAGTGATGGCGTTGTACAGTGATCAAGTCACAAAGATAACTGATCAGCTGTTGAGTGCACCCCGCACAGACCTACAACAAGAACAAGGCAGTCTACAAAAAGTATGGGGTGAGAAGTATGCGGACAACATACAAGCAGTCAAACAGTATGCTGAAAAACTGCCAAAGAGAATGTTGGAGTATCCACTTGTTGACACAGCTGAAGGCATACAGTTCTTACAAGAAATGATGATGAACAACGTGCAGAATCCAATAGTGAGCACTGCCGCAAACAGACCCAACGTCGTTTCGATAAGAGAACAGATCAATGATATGCGGGCTGATGACAAAATGAAACTGCCAGCTGGCGACCCAGTTGGTGAAGCACACAGACAGAAACTGTACACACTGTATGAAGAACTGGAACGTGTGAAGCAATAGAATCCTACTAAAAAGTACGTTGTCTACGTTAAATAGGACTGTGTACCGCCGTCAGTTATGTGGCCATAATCTGTTTGCGGTACACTGAAAACAATCAAACACACACATATATAAAGAGTGATCTTTCAATCTGTAATTGAAATATGCGAAATAAATTCGTACGAAGTTGTTATGGTAGCCACGCCGAAGGCGTGAGCCAAAAACCTTTAAAGCAGACTATATGTAGTCACCTTTTCCCCGTACACTATTGTAACAATTAACTGCACACCACAAACACGTTAGATCAACCGCATAATATGGAAGGTTCTTACACTGTGTGGGTGAGATCAACTTGGCGTTATTGTTTCCATTTTATGGAAGGTTCTACTTCTGTGTACAAGGTGTGCGAATGGCTGATTGTTTTTTGGGCGAATGGTCTAACATTTTCTGACTATATCTTGTGCCGTCTGGTACAGAACATATAC